TCTTCTAGCTGAGGCTCTACATCACCGTTCTTTATCCTAATAGGATTGCTGATGTCACGATTGAACTGGCTAACAACAACAGGTGTATACCCATAGAAGTCACGAGCAAATCTTAGCTCATCACTCATCTTGTCAATAGCCTGCTTTTTAGTGGTTTGGTCCTTGGTGGTCTTTAAAAGGCCTATATGGTCAATTATAACAAGGGTGATTTCTCGCTCATTATTTGGGAAATATCGCTTATTATACTCATCCACTTGTTCTATTCTGCCATGCTGTAGTGCATGAGCCTTGAGTTCTTTAGCAATACCTACGGGGTTTTCTGGTCCATCAATGATGGTGATCACCTCATCCATCCTTCCCATATAGTCTTCATACATGAGGAATAAATCATGCTCATCATGGTTCATTCTGTCTGTCCAGCCTAGGAGCTTTGTAACAGGAATGATGATGCCATGGTCTAGAAATATCTTTCTACTCACCCATTTAGCTAGCTTATACACTCTTGTACGCTCCATTGAACGATATATGATGCGTAGCTTGATTTTTGGGTCGCTATGACTGATATACCAGTCAAATGGATTGAGCACAAAAGCATCATCTATAAAGCTAGTTTTGCCTGAACCTGTCAAACCACCCACAAGGAAATACATACTCTTACGTATACCAATATATCTATTCAGCCTGTCAAATCCCATGGGAATACCCCCATTTCTACCATCAAGGCCCTGCTGCACCTCCTGTTTTAACTGCTCAAAACTCATTCTATTTGTTTTTTATTCAGCTGATATAACTTCTTCAACTTCATAATCTGATCCTCCTGTAGGAGAATCATGCCAGTCGTAATCATATGCTTGTTGCATCGCAACATCAATTGCTGCATCCTGGTTTTCTGCAGAAACCTCAAAAGTTTTAACTCTATAGTCTGTTCTGCTAATTTCAATTTTATAGTTTTTCATATATCTGTTCCTCCTGTTGGTTTATTAGCCTCTTCCACTTGTGCACCTTCTCTAACAAGCTCTATATAAGGTTCAAAGCTACGCTGGTTGAGATAGGTGAGACTATTTTGCATGTATGTAAGTTTGTTAGCCCCTGTTTTAACAGAGTTTTCTTTCTTCTGCTCCACATCAAATTTGAGAGCTGCAAGCATATCAGCCAGTGTATATTCACCCTCCAGTAGTATCTTTTCAAACCTCAGCCTACATTCATCCTTGTTCTGTCTAAGGCTTCTAGATCCTGTAAATCTTTTACCCTTGTGTGTGAATGTATCTGTACCAGGATAGGCTTTCCACCACTCTTCAAATTCTGATGGACCAGCTTTCTTCTTAGCTATTTTCACTTCTCCTTCTGATTCCATAAATGAGAGAAGTTCTTTGCCTTGTAATGTGAGCTTTTGATCTGTTCCAATGAGTCCTTTGCGTTCAAGCGTTTGAAATAGGTTGCACACTCTTACACTGTTTGCACAGAGCTCTGTAGTGTCTATTCCTTCTTCAAGCATCTTGAGCAAGAAAATCAAATCCAGTGAGTAGGTCTTTTTGATTAGCTCTTCAAAATGGTAGAGTGTTACATTCAACTTCATTTTCTTCCTTCTTTTTTTCTGGTAGAGGTCCTATTATAGTGATGGTGGCAGGAAGACGATGTTCTTCTTCATTAATCTCTCTCATAATCATCTCCTGCTCCTCTTGCAAATATATAGCATCTTTGAATGCTTCGCGTTCAAAGTCCTCAGGAAATTTCTGTTGGTTTGTCATTTGTTTTCTTTTTGTATCCAGGTTTGTCAACTTTTTGCTCATATGTTCTTATTTTTTTTCTAGAAAAATAAGCTTTTGCTGTAAGCATCTCTCCATACGTGTATAAAGCAGCTTCATGTTTTCTCACTTCTCTATGAGCCCAAGGTTCTCCACATAGAACAATGTAATTGTAATATGCATCACCTGTTTCATCTGTTAATTGATACAAACAATCATCTTCTCTATTCATATTAGCTTATAATTTTAGCAATTAATAAAAGAAGGGCAATGCAAATGCATCCCCAAAATACCGCTCTTTGGGAGTATTCAAATCTGTCCATATGTAATTTTTTAAAAGCTTCCTTCTGTGTGATTCTTGTCATCATCCCAACATGTAGTGGTTGGGTCATAAAGTGTATCATTCTCATCCTCCATTAAAGGAGCACGATGAAGTTCATATGTTATCCAGCCTACAAATAGTAGAGCTGCAATTAAAATAATCCAGAACATGGGTGTTAGTCTTTAAGGCGAAGACCAAACTGCAGATTGAACCAGTCAAATGTTTGTGTGGCCTTCTTGGTGTTACATCTAAATGTTTTCTTGATGAGCGGTATAGCATACGCTCTAAAAAGCTCATATTGCTTTTGTGTGAATGTCCAATTGTGATACCACATATCATCTTTTCTAGCTTCAGCCATAGTTTTACCAATCATATTTAGTTGGTATTCAAGTAGATGATCTGCAATGTTTAGTCTTGTAATTTTCTCTTTAGGAACAAGGAAGAAGTGAAATTTCTTCACTTCTTCAATGAATTCCTTTCTATCCCACACTTCTGTGTAGGAACTGTCACATATGTAGCACAGTTTTATTATCTCCTTATCCTTGTAGTTTACAAAACACAGCTCAGAGCGTAGGTTTTTGTATTTATCACCCATGTTTGGTCTGAGGCCTTTTGGTTTTTTCTTTTCCATCAGAACAATGTTAATTGATTAGGATCAACAACTATCTGTTTACCCTTTCCTTCTGTTTGTATTTTCCTAATGAGTTTCTCAGCACGCTCTATGTAATAGGTGTAGTTGATGTTATCTAAAGGGGTGTCTTTAGGTAGATGGTTACACACTGTAGCCACCCACTCACCAGCCTCCACCTGTGATATATCAGCAGCACCACTATCAGAATGCTCATTTTTCACTTTAAGAAGTTTCTCACCCGTGTTAGATATGTAGTAACGGATGAGCTTGTGATAGACAGTTTTTTCGCCTGTAGAGCGGTTGATACCTTCATAATGGAAGTCTTTACTAGCTTTTTGCCTGAGGCAGAAGTCATAGATAACACTATGACCGCGAATAGTATCACTAACAGGTATATTATGAACAAAATATTGCTCAAGAGCCAGTGGTACAATGCGTGCTGACTTGTTCTTATGAAGCTCGAAATCCGTGAGAAAATCACCTTTCTTCTTAACTTCTCCATCAGTTTTTATTGCAAGATAGTCATTTACAGTGGAAAAGATAATCTTCTGGTAGTCAGCTCTTTCTAGCTCATAGCCTGTAAGCTCGCTCCACCATGCATTTATCTCATGCATCTTGGCTATTAGGGTCTTTTTAATCCTAATAGTGACACCATCAGTGTTTGCACTTATCACATTGATACCAGCTAGTTCATAAGCCTCAATAAGCATCATTAGGCTCAGTTCACCTGTAATAGTGGTGAACATGGTGAGCTGCCTGTCATAAATCCAGGACTGCATATCAGAGCTCTTACCATAAACAGAGTTTACAGCGAGCTTTAGAGCCCCTACAATGCCCTTGATTTTCTTGTCCTTCTTAGCTAAAGGCTTGAGTTCCAACCTCTTCTCAAACATTGTCTTATAGCCCTGTAGGAATTCTTTACCCAAATGCCTTGGATAGCGTCCATTATTGATGATGATGGCTGGATAATACGAACTTACATCCCAGTCTATTATTTCATACTCCTCATCTGCTTCAAATATTCTGGGTGTGTTCTCTGTATGTAAACCACCTTTCATGAATGAATAGACATTCCCATAGAAATGCAGCTCTTCCTTAAAGTCATCCTGTGCACCTAGCTTTATCTTTCTAATACGTTCTAGAAAGTGCTGTAGCTCAGGCGTTTGGAATGCTACATAGGGTGCAATACACTCCTTTACAGCTGTGTATTTTGTGAAGAATCCCTTTTTAGGCAGGTCTTTGTAATCCATTCCCTTTTCCTGGCAGTAGTACTTCTTAATCATTTCATCACCAATCTTACTGTCAGAGTAATTGAGACATGGAATGCCAAACTCCTCCTGTATATCCTGTCTGAGTTCTATCCTGTTATCACCTTTATAGAGAGGATGGTCTGTCTGGCCTATAGTGACCAGATAGAACTGATAAGTGGCCCATACATCATTAAGACAGTATTCTGTTGTGAGCACAATGTCCTCATTTGTCATACCATCTTTATCATGCTGTATAGGCATCTCTTCAATGTTCTCAAGATCCATCTCAAACTCTAGTCTTTTCAGACTCACCCTCCGATTTTTATTATCGAAGTGGTGAATCTTGAAAAGATCTATTTGGCGCAGGGATAAATCTGATTCTTTGTATTCTGGGAACACATCATAGTTAGCGTCATGAATAACATCAGCTGCCTTTTGAGCTATCTTGGCACATATTTCTATGCTAGAAAGCTCGTACCAATTCTCATGGTTGCGTATTATCCATTCTACCACTTGAGAGTCAAAGCGTAGGTTGTTATAGCCCACCCAATAGTGGTCTTTGTGCTCTTCAGTGAACTTGATAAATGCATCTAGCATGTTTACATCCTTGTTCACTTTAAACACCCTGTATGGCTCTCCAGGAATAAGAGCAACCACTAGGAAATATTCTTTGAGAGTTTCTATATCGTATATAACTACGTTCATTCTTTATCGCGTTCTTTTTTTACCATTTCAACTAAAGATATTGCAGATTCTATAAAATCGTGCACTAGATTATCTTCACTCTCATCTTCCAAAAGTCCTGCAAATGCTGCCATCATAGCCACTTTGTCTCCTGTGAATTTAACAGAGCACTCGTGAGCATCGTTACAAACTATTTCTAGTCTAGCAGTTTCTTCTGCATCTATTCTTTTGCGAGCCATAATGTGTTATTTTAATTGTTAGAGATCACCTATGACGTTGAATACACAGTCATTAACTTGATCAAAATATTTGGAATCCCATGCTACAAGAGAGCACAGTGCCCCAAAAGCAATAAGAGGGAAAGAGCATACAATACCTAATCCTGTTGCTGCCCATTTAAATAAATGTATCATATTACATAGTTTGATTGTAAATCATTCTCACCTTTGCTCCTAGTTCCATATCATTAGGAGTGTTGTAAATTATGTCTGCAGGGATGAGAATTTGCCTGCGTTCTGTGCCTCTATCATAGCACGCTTTACAGAGCTGTCCAGCTCCTTCTATATATCCTGTGCGTAAATCAATATGTACATTACGCTTGTAGGGTGTTTCTACACCACATAGTACGCAGGTGTCATACTCACCTTTTTCTTTCATTTCTGCTTCAAGGGCACAAGAAAGGTGATCGTACCCCGATAAATAATCATAATCTACACCTGAAGTGTCTTTTCCACAATAGGAACATGTGTAAGGTTCCATAATAAATGTATTTTAGTGTGTTAAAAAATTCCCACCCCCATATTTCAGAGGGCAGGAATTGATGAAGAAAGACAAACCTACTTAATTTTTCGCATACGAACAACGAAAGTTTTGTAATCATCTGACGGCTGATAAAAGTATTTATTAGCAGTGATCGTCAGACGTTTTGTGTGTAGTTTCACTCTAAGCAGCGTGTCCATAAAAGAATTTACAGCACTGTCTTGAGAGTCATCTGAATAAACTAAGGGTTTGACTGGGCTCCATATGGAGCGATACACTAGAATAGATGTTGTGGGACGCATAAGGATGTAGGATTTAGAGATTAGAAATAAATACGGAAGTGATCAGCATAAATTTCCACCTTTTTAGGTGTACCCTCGAATGTAGTGCCTTGAGGAACAACAAAGCCTTTAGCAACTTGCTCTTGCTCTCTTGCTTGAAACAGTTCCCTCTTGGTTCTACGAAGTTTCTTGGGACCTTCCCAGGTTCTCACCTTTCTTGTAGATTTAGCCAGTTTCTGGAGCTTTAAATAGAAGCCCTGAAGAGGAGCATTAAAGTTGGCATGCTCATTTCTAGCAATTTGTAACAAAGGTTGACCTGTACGAATAAGGTCTTTCATCTTCTGAACATCTTGCGTGTTGTAAAAGAACGCATTTTTCATGTCTGTGAATTTTAAAGGTTAACAATTGATTATTAAGCGATTTTAGCAAAGCAACACATGGGCATTGTATCACGGTAGGTGAGATATATGTATATACCCTTATCCGTGAAATACTCTGTGTACTTCATTGGTTTTTTGTTTTGCTGCTGGTCAAGAATAGTTTCACCTCTTGTACTAAAGAATGTTTCTACAGTGTCTTGTGTAGAAAACTTCCTGATACAAAAGGTCATGATGAACCTATCCTTAAACTTAGCTACATGATCTTTTAAGTGCTTGATGGTGCCACAATAGTCCAAATCGTAGAGTGTATTTACTTCTTCTGGGTCAGCAGTGGATACATCTTTTAGTTTTAGATTGACACCTGTATGTGACAAACTTGACAGTTGATGTAGAGCTGTTAGCCCATCTTTCTCATAGATTTCAAACTCTGTATAGCCCTTTGATTTACAATAACTTATGTAGTCTTCAATGTGTGGACCTGCTAGACCCACCACCTTGTTTAGCTGCATATCAGTGAAAAAAGAAAAAAGGAAGTCTCTGACCTCCTTCTTTCTTTTTCTGTCTGGACTATGCACTATTGTTTTTGCATAGGTAGACATAATTAACAGATTTCAAATCCTCCACAGTTGTCCATCCTCATCCACTACACCATTGTACATAATAGTGCCTACAGGGTGTTCTTCACTAAGCTTTTTAGATTTGTCTTCATTTACAAACTGACCATTCCCATACACCCACATACCAAAGCATATATAAACGCTGTCATCATCATCTTTGGCATTAGCGTTATTGAGAATAAGAAACAAATCTAGTGCATCAGCCAGTATATCACATTTTAGCTGTGTATCTAGGCCATTACCGCTATTATCTCCCCACCCTTCAGTGGATAGAGGAGCACCTGCTACGTTGATAGCTAAGTCACATAGCACATGTATAGGCCTCCAAGCCCACACATTAGCTCTAAAATAATAGCCTGGATTAGCTTCTTCAAAAGCGTCTTGTGCCTTAAAATAAACATCTTTTTGCTCTTCTGTTGCTGTTTTCCAATCAGGAGCAACGGGCTTTTCACCCACAAGCTGTGGGTTTAAGCCATAAACATCCATTCCCATAATTAATTAGTTTAAATGTAAAGGTTTACGTCCATGTAACATACTGACATTGAACTCTTCACACCAGTCTCCAAAGCTTTTAGCGTGTGTGGTTGGTTGTACTGTGCGAAGACTAGTTTTGATTTTGCAAACGGGTGTTGCACGTCTGCCAAATAGCAGCTCTTTGATAAATTTTAGCATATGTGTGTGTTTTAGATTTCCTTCCAAGTGTCATCATCCATATCATCCCAATCACCATCTGGATCATCCTCTTCATCATCATATTCTTCTTCCCATTCTTCAGGATAGCTGATTATCACCTTTTTAATGCCATCAGGACCCTCCATGAATAAAGGCTCTTCTGTTTCTTCATCCACCTCAATAGCCACCTCTCCTTCATATATGTCTATAATGACATTTAGTTGTTCGATGGTGATGTCTTCCAGATCTTCAGACTCTGGACCAGCATCAAACCATCCTATTTCAGCTTCTTCAGCCACTATTTCATCATCAATGGTGAGAACAGGATAGACAGGATAACCGTTGTCTTGTATGAATTGTTCTTGATTTGCGGGCAGCAGTTCTAGTTTACGCACACCCACTTGTTCCTTTATTCTGTGCCCATGATTGAGCTTATAAGTGAACAGCATTCCTTTCTCCAGCCCACGAGAAGGAATGTAGGATTTGAATCCCAGTTCTGCGAGTATACGCATGGCTATTTTTCTTTAGAATTAATGTAGTTAATTTCATTAACATAGTTCTCTGCATCATTGATATGGTTACACTGAGCATCAGTATACCCTACATTATAGTCTTGTATACGCTGCTCCTTCTCCATTTGTTTGGCTTGTTCAAATAAATGTGGTGGTAAATAAAACCTTCCATCTGACCATTTATTTAGTTGTTCTTCCAACCATTCTACTGCTGTTTGTTGTGCCATAGTTATCTTTTAAATTTAATTGATGCTAGTACCATAAATGGTGCAAGAAACCAAGCTAAACACATACAAGGAAATATTTTAGCAACAACCTCTGCCAAATCAAAATATTCTTTATCATCTGAAGGTCGTGGATTTTTTATCATCCAATATATCCCTATTACAGTAGTAATTACCCAATAAGCAATTAGAATATTTACTGTTTGCTGTGCCATAATTGTAATTTTTTGCGAAATGTGGTGAAAAACGCTACTTTGTGCATAAAATTACTAAAAAAGGAGCAGCCCTGAAAAGAGCTGTCCTTTCTGTCCTTATTAATCCATACACATCTACGTTTTTAAATTGACAGGAGAGAGGGAACTTTCGTTCCCTTTCCTGTCTCACACACACAAATCAATCCTTAAATTCTGTTTTTACAACACGGTTGATGAGACTGCTTACGTTCTTTACAAGAACATCCATATCATTCACTATTGTATAATAGCTGTAGATGTCCTTCACCTGTCCATAATACAGTCCAACACCCACTGTAACAAATCCATCTCGTTTGCATTTTTCTATCACCCTCTTGAGATCTTTAATAGCCTTTTCACCACCATATCCATGACCTGATGGCTGACCATCGCTAATAGAGATGAATATGATGTTATCAGAGGTTTGCTGTCTGACACGATCATATATGTTCTCTATTACAGGACCATCATAGTTCTCTCTATAGCTGTTACGCATCTGACGCTCAATAGTGTACTCAAAATTGGGGTTGTAGAGCTCGTGATACACTCTCACCTCTGGAGTGTCACATCCACTGTGGCCATAGAAGAACATCTTTTGTGGAGGAAGTATTTGTGAAAATGCATAATAGAGCGTTTTGAAGAGCTGGTGTTGCATTTCTTGTCTGCTGCCCCTCATAGAGCCACTCTCATCACCCAGTACACAAATACTAAATGGTCTTGTAGATATATCCTGCTCCACCTTGTGATAAACGTGTGTATTGCCTGCTGGTATTTCAGCCACCTTGTGAGGGCTCATCTTACCGCATATTAGGTTTTGTACTATGTCATCTTTAGGCTCAAAGGATATGTCAAGCATAGAAACTAGAGAGTTACCCATTCTTATATTGTCAGATGTATACCTAACAGGACTAGTTTTCTTGTCCATCACTACAAACTTGGTGTTTTCCTTTAGTCTGCCTGATAGAGCACTAGGTGGTTTTAGCCAAGAGGGTGTAGTGCTTTCTATTTCTTTAAATAGATCCACACCCATCTTCTGAACCTGTGCTTCATCCATTTCTTCACTATCACCAGGTTTACCTCCTTTTCCTTGTTTTTCGTCTTCACCAGATATTGTAAAGAAGAAATCCACCTTTTTTAGGAAGTCTCTGTAATGTTGAAATAGATTACCTAGTTCATCATCATCATCCATAACAAATTTTATACAAGAGGCTTGACTTGTTTTGTCTACATTAAAAATTGTAACCACCTCACCTGTAAGTGTAGTTTTCTCTTCTTTAATAAGCCCTGTTAGAAACTTAGTGAGATAACCCATTTTACAGAGCTTCAATAAGAACATTTTACAGAGCTTATCTGCTGTATACCATGTAAGGCCTGCTGATATTTTGAAATCATAGCCAATAGATGGAGGAATTTCAATGAAAGGATGATCATAAATCACCCTTTCATAACCACCGAAATAACTATCCTCCCATCCAAACAGACTAGTCTTCATCATCTTCTTCGCTAGTTTCATCTGATTTGGTTTTAGATGTGTCAAATAAGGTTTCGAGAAACTTTGCACCTTCTGTGCCACCTATACCCTTGCAGATGATGTAGAACGCATCATAGAGCGTAAATCCATCCTCTACAAGCTCACCAATCATCTTTAAATGGCGAATAGACAGATTAAAACTCACTGTAAACTCATTATGAGCCTTATTAATCCCTGTATATACAGATACCATCTTCTTTAGTCTTTCTGTATCAATAGAAGGACAATGTGTGTGTATAGCCTTTCTCACTTCTGTACTACTGAGAGGATCAATTTCAACAATCATAAACCTGTCTAGCAGCGCTCTGTCAAGCTTGTGTGTACCTGTATACTGGCCACCTAGATTGGCTGTAGCAATGAATACACATTGAGGATGCACTTTAATTGGTGCTACATCATCAAAACAGTATTCCATAGGCAGTTCCCTACGAAAATCCAGACAAGGAAATAGGAGGTTGTTAGATGTTACAACAGCACGACTTATCTCGTCAAGCATAACAATGCCTGGTTGCTGTATTACATCAGAAAACCTGCTCTTTACAAATGTACTGGTAGTTACACCATCTTGCATCTTGATAACGTGATTACCTACAAGAGACATAATTGGGTCTGTCATAGTGCCCATGTCAAATATGGTGAGTGGTACATTCAGGTCTTTAGCAATGTTGCTAACAAGTTCTGTCTTACCTACACCTGTAGGGCCTAGGAGAAGTGTATTTACACTGCGTACAATGTTACGCTTTAGAATAGCATATACACCCTCACTCACCCTGAAATAGCCATTTAGCTTTATGTATCTAGTGCTATTAAAGGCTGGTTTCACCTCAGGTTTTCCATCTGCTGAAGGACTGCTAGCCTCTATCAGCTTTTTCATATCATCAGCTGTAGGAGGAGCTGCTTCAGCCTTCTTAGTGGTGATTCTTGTCTTGCTAGGAGCGGTGAGTGCTTCCATTCTTTCTCTAAGCTTACGCTTTAGAGCTTCTTCTGTGATTGTTGTGTGTGTTTTTTCCATTTTACATGGGATTTTGGTTAATAAAATCGTTTATTCTGTCTCTGTAGGAGCTTCTTGGCGCTTTTTAACAAACCATTCAATAAATTTCTCCTCGTCCAGGTCAAGCTGTTTAATCTTTACAGCAATTGCTGTAGCAAACATCTGACCTTTCAATCCATCTGTTTTCTTGTCTAATATGCAATACTCGTATGTAAGATAGATGGCTTCAGCATCTGTATCTGCATAATCAAGAACTTTCTCAAGCACACCAGATTTAGTGGTGAGGTTGCGAGGAGCATCTTTTGGATTGTCAAACAGCTTTCTAGCCATAATTTCTACAATAAGCATATTGTAGACAACAATAGCCTCTAGCTCATATCTTCTTTCAAGGTCAATACCCATAGACTCAGCTAGGGTTTTACCTTCGTGGTTGAATTTAATTCTTTCCATTTGTGCGTGTATTTATGTGAATTAATCCTCGTCATCACCATCTCTGCAATCATCACAAAGCCCTTTTTCATATTCTGCTTTAGCTTTCTCCTTGTATTTAATAAACTTCCTTACAAACTTGTCACAATCACCATCTACAGCCTCATACATCATGGTGAGTCCTGCAAGAAATCCATGCACCCCGCTGGATTCAAAATCCATATCTCTATCTATCTTGCTAAACTGCATAGCTAGATAGATGCGTTCTGCTTCTGTAGAGCCTTTTTCAAACATCCTTTCCATCATTCCTGTCTTTGTACGCATATTTATAGGTGCGTCATCAGGATTGTCAAAAAGGCTTTCTGTTAGAACAGACTGATCAATGATGCTAAAGAATACAATAGCATCTAATTCATCACTGCGCTCATCATCTATGCCAATAGCTAGATGAAGTGAGTCTTGTGAGTGGTCAAACTTAATTGCCATACGTGTGTGTTTTATTGGTTAAATAATTGATTTACAATGCTTTCCAACGTTTACCTATTGTACCTGTAGGTTCTTTAGCCCTACCCTTACATCCATATCCATTTGTAGCACAAGACATAAGACCGCTAATAATTGCTATCATTAGGATGACAATTAAAGCTATTTTTGCAACTCTTTCCATAAGGAATTGATTTTTAATTAGTTAAGAAAAAAAAGGGCCCAGTATAGATATACAGGCCCGAACGATTGCTTGCCATATGAAATTCTTATTCTAACGATGCACTAATAAGAGCTGCTATTTCCAAAGCTTGTTGGAAGTCTTCAGCCCATATTTGAGCTCCTTGTATAATCCAGAGCTTTTTATTGCCATCCTTTTCTATTGGAAGAGGATAGACAATTGGTCCTTCGTCATAATCAGAAGGCTGTAATAAATAATTTGCCATTGTGTGTGTATTTTAGTGATTAAGATTTGTTATATGATCTTTTAACATCCTGTATTGCACCTAAAACTCTGTCAGCTACAGACATTTCATGTGATTTGAGGTGTGTTTCTAGATATTCTACTAATCTAACTCTTAACGAGTGCTGTATAAACAGAACTGTTTGTGTATCTGCTCCTCCAGGATAGGTTCTGTCAATATAGGCTTTAATTTCTTTTTCGTTACAATCAACAGCTCTTCTGATGTATTCAAATGAGTCTAGATGAAGCTGCTGTGTTTTTGAAGGCTCTGGTTGGTCCTTCATATCTATCACCATAGGAACTAATACAGAACAAAGGAACCACCAGAGAAGACAAACTCCCCAAAACATACTATTATCAAAGACAGCAAATGGGCTAAAATTAAAAAATGTGAGCAGCCAAATGGTCCACACAGCAATAAAGGGTGCAGACAATAAACCTAAGATTAAAATAAGCTTTTTCATAGCAAAATCGTTTTAAATGATTGATTAATAAGGATTTATTGAACGAACATATTGTTTCATAGGCTCATATATGCCTATACTGTCCAAATACTTTTCTTCATGATCAAAGAGCATAGGCATTCTGTCTATATTGAAATAGGGAAAACAGCTTAAAATGCCATCTAAATCTTCTAATAGGCATATTAAACCCTTCATACGATGATGTTCAAACACTGAAAAGCATATAGCCTCTCTTTGTTTACCATCTAAGAATTGCACCATACACAGAAAAGCCCCTTTTAAAAGACAATAGCTTAAAGCTGGAGCATTAGCACTACATATGTCATACCCATTAAGTTCTTCTGCTTTCCCATGCAGATAGAAATAATTAGCTCTAACAACATGTTCTGGTAGGTCATAAGTGAGATTACCTTCTTCATCAAATGCGTGAAGAGGTTCAGCATAGAAGATTTTTTCTTTAGCATTTTCTGGAAACTGAATGGTTTCCATAGCATCTTCTTGAAAATCAATGTTTTCCATAGCGAATCGTTTTAAATTGTTGGTTATTAAGGATTTGTTTTCAATTTTAGTTCTCTTTCTCGTCTGAGAGCAATCAGATCTAGTGTATATCTAGTGGCTATACCATAACCTGCAATATTAATGTCCATAGTGCCATCAGCTTGGATGGTGGCTATCTGACCAGCATCATCTTTCACCTTGATACCAGGCTGTTTAAGCCCTCTAGCCACTTCAACTTGTAAGCATCTAAGCTCATATTCATTAAGGACATACCTACCTATTCTGTATTTAGGTGCCTTAATTCTAGTAAATTTTGACATAGCAATCGTATTTAATTGATTAATAAGGATTTAGATAAAAATATATGGTTTTGCATCACCAAAAAGCCTCCATTCTATGAAGTAGAACAGATGAACACCTGTACATATCCCTCTGCACTCAGCTGTAATAGATAGCCAGTAGTACTACAGTATTATACTGTCCATTGCTGATTCCAACGCAGCATTACCTGAAGTTGGTGGTCACTATCTATTACAACCGCTAGCCCTTGGGAAGCTAGGATGGTGCATTACATAAACAGAAAGCTAAAACATACAAGCTGATCAAACTATATATGCCCTATTAATTACAACCAACGCAATGGGTTATAAAGACTCTCTGTTCTTAAGCTGTATACAGCCATTTTAAGTTAAAAGAAAAGAGCCCTGTTACAGGCTCTTTAATTTCTTATATATCTTGAGAGACAGGTTCCAATCCCTTGAAATAAAAGGAGGAATACAATCTGTCCCATAACAGTGATAGCCTTGAAGGATGAGCTGCCATGTAATACGCAAAGGTCCTCTATCACTCCAATTCTTAATAAGCACAAACTTATCATCTAGCTCATAAGAACTATCCTGACAAGACTCAGCCATTGCACACAGGTGACCACATATCTCCTCTGCAATCATCTGCTTAGTAATAGTTATTGTCATAACAATTGGTTGCCTGTGTACAGGCTTTTTGGTTAATTAATGCTATATTTATCTCGTAATGACCTATATATTTGGCTTATGTGGTGAAAAGTGGGTAAAAGTGGTTATTAGTGACACACCCACTCTCTTTCTCACTGATTATCAATGAGTTATATGAATGGATTTCTATTCCCACCCATTAATCCCACCCTTATATATGAAAAAGAGGGCACAAGGCCCCCTTTATCACTTCAGCAAGTCTGCAATCACCTCATCAGTAACCTCTGTGGTCTCAGCATCGCGGTAAATCTTTGCAAGCACACTCTCTGTTCTTGCCATAGCAACCTCTTGGTCAATGCTAGTGCAGCCTACAAGTTGTAGTGTTGGCACATCAACCATTTGGCCATCCACTTCTCTTTGGCGTGTACCTTCAGTAAAGTCTACGCTAAACAATTTACCAGCATTACGCCAATTAACAAACTCATCGTTTGCGTTCACCGTAAAGGCAATACCATTGTACTGGTAAACATTGTACTCTTGGCCATGAAATGGGTGGCCTTCTTCAACATTGTACTTGTTGCCTGCAGAAATTTGCTTAATCTTCAGGACTTGTCTTGCTTTCAGTTCCATAATGGATTTTTTTGGTTAGCAGTTGTATTAAACGGGGGATATCCCCGACCTGCCAAAATGTGGAGGGGTTGCTGTTGGAAGTAGGCTCCTCCCCCATGCACACAATAAGTTTTTGACTACCAGATAGTTATGTAGGGGGGATGTGCAACAAGTTATTTACATAAGGGGGGAGTATTTGCTTTGGGGTGGAGGGTGGGTTATGAATAGTTGAGCCAAGAGGCATTCACAGGGCTTTATAATAGGAGAAATGGTGCATAATATAGCATTACGTTAAAAGATTGTATTTGAATATGTTAGAACATTCCCTTATCTTTGTACCAACTAATTATGGAACCAATAGCTAAAGGGATATTACAAAGGCTTAAGAAGTCAGAAGCAGATGGGTATGCTATAGCTGAGAGGTATTACAATATACTATCAGCTGTGAATGATCTAAAGCTGACAAAAAGAGAAATGGAGCTTATAGCCTTTACAGCTATTAAGGGGAATATTTCCTATGCTAATAATAGGGAGGAGTTTTGTGCTAAATATGGTAGTAGTGGGGCTACGATAAACAACCTCATTTCTAAGCTGAAGAAGATGGGCATTCTGGTTAAAGACGGAACAAAGGTGAAGGTGAATCCTATTATTCTTCTAGATTTTAACAAAGCCATTTCCCTAGAAATAAAGCTGACACATGGATAAGCCTATTAGCCTGTCCATGAAGGACTATCTGATTAGAAGACTGGCTGTAAAGCTCATGACCAGTGAAAAGACAATTGAGACGGTTATTAACCACCAGTTTCAGAGTGCTAACGAGGCGCTGTTAAATAATAAGACGATTGAGATTAGTGGGTTTGGGAAGTTTATATTTAACGACAAAAAGGCTTTGAAGAAGATGTCCAAATACAAGGACATACAAAGAGCCTATCAAAGGCACCTGGAAAACCCAGAGCTTAGCGAGAATAAGAGGCGTGTCACAGAGCTGAAGCTACAAAGCATAACAGAAGCCATAAACGCTCTAAAACCAAAAATTACAAATGAGTCAGTTGTCACAGATATATGAGGGATGGAGAAACAAACTCCTGCCTCCCAAGGATCTGAAGCTCGTAATTGAAAATACAAGCAAGGAAAGACTAGACATATGTGACAAATGTCCCCATCATTCCAAGCGCCATAAAACCATCAGACCAGATGAGCATTGCACCTATTGTGGGTGTACGCTCTCAGCCAAGACAAGGTGTCTCTCCTGTAAGTGCCCCATTGATAAATGGGAAGCGCTGGTGACACCTGAACAAGAAGACGAAATGATACCGCCTGATGGAAAGGAATAACGAAGTGCGCCTTAAGAAGATACCCCTACGTATGTTCTTAGAGGCTCTAACAGACATCTATGAAAGAGGTGTAGATTATGTAGATATTATAGGAGTGCCAGGAGAAGAACAAGACTCCATAGGCATTTCTGTAAAGGAAGAATATTTTGCCAAAGAGGAAGAGGAAGATGATGACAATGATGATAATTCCCTCTCTGATAGTGATTTAAACCAACTAATATGAACCCTATAGTGGAAGCATGGCTTGTAATTGAAAAACTAGCTGCATTAATTGCCACCCCTGATGTAAGTGAGGAGGTGAAGAAACTAGCTAACGAAGAGATAGAGAAACTGCTCATCTCTGTTGTTAAGCCTAGTCTTTCTAAGTTTACAGCAGCAAGTTCAGGCATTGTGCTGTAAACTAATTGATTATGAAAAAATCAAGCTATTATCAACAAATTCTTCAGGTGCTTGACACCCTGAATTCAAACTACCCAGCCTATAATATGGGTAGACATCTGGCCACAGCGTTAGATGAATATGGAGACCTCTGGGGAATTTCAGATAGAGAAATGCTGTTTGCCTTAGAGAAGTATAAGGCTCAGCTAGAAATGGACATCCCTCATACAGATGATAATGAGCTAGATCAGATAATCAAGGACGGGATGAACCTAGATGACATTTTAAAAGAAGATGATGGCGAAGACTATTAAAAAAACTACATACATAAACGCTGAGCTTGACTGGGCTGAACAGCAGCTACAAAGCTGGAAGGCTTATGTAGATGCCAATCCTCTTCATGAGCTAAAGGATAGAGTGGAGTGGAAACCAACATCTAAAGGAGGCATGATACCCATGGTAATTGCTTCCATCGAGGCTCAAGGTAAGTTTATACAGGAAACGATGAAAAACTACCTAGCCCTTTTAGAAGTGGTGGAAAAGCTGCGTGAGAAAGAGGAAGCCAAGGTGGAGGTGAGGGGAAATGGTGAGTTGAGCTCTATGGCTGAAGACTTTCTTAGAAGCAGACGATGAGTGATATACAAAGCATAGACTACAAAGATTGGTACATTAACCAACCACGTATTCCTGACCGTGAGTCAGCTGAATACAAACCATTCTTTGACTTCCATAAAGAGCTATGCTTAAACGGGTGCATGATGAATGGGACATACATTAACCCATTCCTCTATTGGCACCTCAACATCTGGCACACAGAAGTGGATGTTGTAGATGAAAGAGGTAGAATATATCAGAAATATGCAAACCCCCTGCTACGTGATAACGAGTGGGTGGTGACAAACGAAATAGACAGAGCTCAATATGAGAAGAAAGGTTTGGTGATATTAGGCATCAGACGTTTTGCCAAGTCTGTCATTGAGGCCAGTTATATCGGATGGGGCGCAACATTTGACGAGAATTCCCAGAATGTGATCGCTGGGTTGAATGCTCCAGATATCAAGCTGATCACAGATAAGCTGGACAAGGGCCTCAACTTCCTACCAGAAGCCTGGAGATGGCAAAGGGTGGAAGACAACTGGAAAAACCAAGTGACGCTTGGTATTAAAACCAAATCAGGAGAACGTATACCATTCTCCCAAATTCTCATACGTAACCTAGATGAGGGAAACAATGAGGAAGCTATTGCTGGTACAAAACCACGTAAACTAATTATAGATGAGATTGGTAAAGGCAATTTCCTCAGAGGCTTCCAAGCTGCTGTACCAGGTTTCACCACTCCTTACGGATGGGGTTGTTCTCCCATTCTTACAGGTACTGGTGGTGATATGAAAAGGTTCATGGATGCGAAGAGTCTAATGTTTGATGTAGACAATTTTAACTTTCTTACATACAACAATGAGAAAGATGAAAAGCGTGTTCATGGTTTGTTTATTTCGTATAAATACAGAATGGAGGCTAAAGAGCCTTCTACACTTGGAGCTTTTCTAAAACAACCAGAAGATAGTCCTCTTAATGAGGTGCCTATGCTGGTGAGCAATGAAGAGAAAGCTAAAGAGATTACAGAAACCAACTTAGAACGTTTAAAGAAAGCAGGAGATAGGGTGGCCTATCTAAAAGAGAAGATGTACTATCCCATTGAGGTGGATGACATCTTCTTAAATGAGGACACTAACATATTTGACATAGAAGCAGCTAAACGTCAGAAGTTCAGGATATTACAACAAGAGCGCACAGGTATTCCTGTTGTTTTATTTCATGATGGGGAGAAGATAGCGCATGAGTTTACAGACAAACAACCCATCACCAACTTCCCTCTTAAGAACAGTGATTTAAAAGATGCTCCTGTTGTCATATATGAGTTTCCTATAGAAAACCCTCCTTATGGCCTATATGTAGCAGGTGTGGACCCTTATAGACAAGGACAATCTGCATATTCTTCCTCTCTTGGCTCTGTGTATGTTTATAAAAGAATGCACGACATAACAGGAGAGAAATATCAAGATATGTTTGTAGCTAGCTATTGTGCTCGCCCTGATAAGAAAGAAACTTGGGAAGAACAAGCTAGACTACTAATTAAATACTACAATGCTAGGACACTGTGTGAAAATGATGACATCTCCTTTATAGAATACATGAAAGCTAAGGGGGATGCTCACTATTTAGAGAAGCAACCTGAGTGGTTAAAAGAGATTGTGCCTGGTACAACAGTGAAACGTGAATATGGGGTGCACCGTTCATCTCAGAAGATAATTGACTATCTTCACAACTGTCTAAAGAAATACATGGAAGAATCTGTGTACAAAGAGACAGATGAGAATGGAGATGTAATAAAAGAAATCCTAGGTGTGAGTAAAATTCTAGATCCTGTGCTGTTAGAGGAGATTATACAATACAATGATCAGGGTAACTTTGACCGTATTGTAGCTGCAGAACTAGCTATTGCACAGGCTTTAAAGATGGACCCCATTCTAGGCAAGGTGGGTGGATCAGGCGATGAGAGGCTCAAAGCTTTCTTCAAGCCAAACAGAAATAACCAACTGTTTACAGAATCAAGAGGACTATTTCAAAGAAAAAAAAGTAAATTGTTCATATAATGGCAATTATTAGATATACGAAAGATGCTACCATTAGGTATGCCTATCTCAACATATTCCCTGACCAGTTTAAGACAGACAAGGAAAAGCAGGATGAGAGTTGGATAAAGAACACCATGGACTACTTTGCAAACAAGGCATATGCTGAGTATGTAAAGAACCGTGACACATTTGTTAAAAACTATGACCTGATGAAGGGTATTCTTCGCATGGAGGACTTCTATCAAGAGCCACAAGTGAGAAGTTTTACAGATGTGCTAACAGCTGATTTACAGCTACCTGCATATGTAAAGATGTATTCCATCATCACCACACCTGTAAACGAGCTGGTAGGTGAAATCACAAAACGCCCAGACACTTTTCGTGTAAAGGCATTTGATGATGATAGTCAGGCTGAAGAGCTAGAATTTAAAACAGGCATTCTTCAGCAATACGTTATTGCACAAGCTAAGAGAAAAATCTTAGAGAAAGCTGCTATTGTAGGAGAGGACATGGATGAAGAAGAGCTTGATGCAATGAAAGCTGAATTCAATCTGAAAGAGAAATCAGAAGATGCATTTCGCGATATGCTAATTTCTGGCAGAGAATTCTATCACATATATGAAGACAACTCAAAGCTTGGATTTAATATTGAGGTGGCTAACCCCAAGAATACATGGTTTCTTACAACTCCTGATAGGAAGTATATTTCTGACCCTACAGGTAGAGCACAAGGTGCTTATGCCGCTGGTACAGTGCAAGTTATGGAGCTTTCAGAAATCATTGAAAGCATTCCTGATCTCACTAAAGAAGAGATTGATCACCTCAGGAGCTCATTACAAGACTATGGACTTATCAATGTACGTGAGTCTAATCTGGGCAATCCTAACGTTACACCTGGTATTGATTCCGTAACATATGATACATATGATCCTCTTGTTCTTCAGACACGTATGATTATTGAATCAGAGATGAAGGAGAACAATGATGGACTAAAAGACTTCTTGGGCCTTACATCTAATGTAAGCTCTTTTGGTTATAAATACGTTGTTGTACGTTGCTATTGGATAAGTAAGAAGAAGATTGGTAAACTCATCTATTTAGATGAGCTTGGTAATGAGCAGTCCATTCTTGTAGATGAAAACTATAAGAGTGGAACAATTCCTACACAACAGAGTTTAGAATGGGGATGGGTGAATCAGTGGTATCAAGGAATCAAGATTGGTCCAGACATCTATCATATCAAGCCCTACAAACTTCTCAACTATTGCCCCATCATAGGCACAACATTCGAGGTGAAGAACACAGAGGCTAAGTCTCTTGTTGATCTTATGAAGCCCTTCCAGGTGATATACAATGTTTGTATGAACCAGCTCTACAAGTTGCTAGAGAAGGAAGTGGGTAAGGTGTATTTGACATCTATTAGGCACATTCCTGTTCCTAAGGATGGTGATGCACAAGATGCTCTTGACATCTGGGAAATGGAAGCACGTAATCGTGGTGTTGTGTTTATTGATGACAGTCCTGAGAACTTAAAGAGTCCTTCAAGCTTCAACCAGTTTAGAGATATTGACCTCACACGTACACAAGAGATACAATCTCGTTATACACTAGCTCAACAAGTGAAGAATGAATGTTGGGAACTGGTGGGTATGAGTAGACAAAGACTTGGATCTATATCTGCTAGTGAATCTGCTACAGGTGTAAACACAGCTGTACAACAATCTTATTCTCAAACAGAACCTCTGTTTGTAGCACATGAATATGTAATGGGTCAGCTCTATCAAGCAATTATTGATGCTGCCCTATATGTAGAAAGCAAGAAGCCTCAGTCCACCCTAAGCTATATTACTAACGAGGGTGAATCAGCTTTTGTTACGGTGAATGGTACAGACCTTAGATTCCGTGATTTGAAGGTGTTCCTCACCAATCGTCCTGATGACACTAGAATGTTTGAAGAGCTTCGTCAGCTTGCTCAGCCTCTGATGCAGAATGGTGGAAGCTTGTACGATGTAATTGAGCTGTACAGCACTAAGTCCATGAGACAAATGAAGAAGGTGTTCAAAGAGCTTCGTGACAGACAACAGGCTATGCAAGAGCAACAGCTTCAGATTCAACAGCAACAAGTGGAGCAACAAGGTCAGATTGCACAGGCTCAAATGCAACAAGCTCAAATTCAGAAAGAACAGGATATTGCAAATGAGAACTACCAAAACGAGCTAGATAGAATTAACAAAAAAGAGATAGCCCTAATAAACGCTGAAGCTAAGTCTATGGGTATGGGACTTGCAGATGTAGATACATCAGGTGTTCCTGATGTGTTGGAAATCAGCAAGTTAGCTACAGAACAAGACAAAGCTAGCAAGGACTTCCAGGCTAGAATGGCTGACATAAATGCCAAGAATAGACTGGCTGCTGAGAAACTAGCTGTTGAGAAAGAGAAACTACAGGTGGCTAGGGAGAATCAAGCAAACGATCTAGCCATAGCTAAAGAGAACGCAAAAGGAAGAGCAAAGAAACCTAAGAAAGAATAATGGATAAAGAAACCACGGTTGACGAGATTTTCCCTTTTGATCCCATCCCTCATGAAGACATCACAGCCTGTATACAGGCTATGGGTGTGATTGAGGATATGGACACTGTTCTTATGTCTGATGAGGAAGTGGAAATGGTGAATGGAATAAGAAGAATGTCGTTACTAATTACTTATCAGGCTCTTAAAGAGATATTTGAGGGTAGTCAATATGGAAATAACCAACCCACATAAGGTAGAACACAGAAAGCTAGGGAAAGAAAGAGCGTGGGGAATTGCCTGGATGGAGCAAAATAAGATAAGTATAGACCCAAGTTTAAAGGGATATAGGTATCTTCTCTATCTCCTTCATGAGCATTTCCACCTAAAACACCCTGACTGGAGTGAGACAAAGGTGAGAAAAGAGTCCTCTCTCACAGCCAGATTTCTATGGAAAATGGGGTTTAGGTGGGTAGAATTAAAGTAAGTTGATTAGAGTAAAATAATTTAATGCTATATTATTTGCAAAAATTGTTTATATAGCTACATAACTCTTTGCTATTCAATACACTTTATATACTTTTACGTTTCATAAACCAATCAAAAACAACTACATATGGCTGAGAACTTAGATAGTCCGTCATTTGGAAATTTTAGTATCCAAGACACAATGGAAATGGGACTGGGTAGCCAGGAGCTGATGAATGATTTAATGGGTCCTGAAACCTCTACAAGCAATCCTGATGATATTCAGGAGATTGTAAAAGAAGCTGCACCCCTTGAACCTCCTAAGGCACCAGATGTGCCAAAGGGTAAAGAGATTGTCCCAAAAGCAGATGGTGAACAACTTACAGGCCAAGACCTCATCTCTAGCTTCCTAGGCGATAATACGGAAGAAGAGACACAAGAGGCTGAACCTCAAGAAGTTGCAAAACCTAAGAAAGCTGCTAAACTTGAACAAGCCCCTGCTGCTGAAGAACAAACAGAGGAGGGAGTAGAAGAACAAGTGAGCCAGTTTACAGCTCTTTCAAGAGACCTGTTTAAACTGGGTGTGTTTTCCAAAGATGAAGATGAAGAAGATGTTGCTATTGACACCCCTGAAGCTTTTCTGGAAAGATTCCAGAATGAAAAGAAAAAGGGAGCTATTGAGATGGTAAACAGCTTCATCGGTCAATTTGGTGAAGACTATCAACAAGCATTCGATGCTATATTCGTAAAGGGTGTTAACCCAAAAGAGTATTTCGGAACTTATAATAATGTAGTGAGCTTTGCTGAAATGGATCTGTCACAAGAGAACAATCAAGTGGCAGTGATTAAGCAAGCGTTAGCTGACCAAGGATTTGAGCCTGATGATATTAATACAGAAGTGGAAAGGCTCAAAAACTACGGAGATCTGGAAAATGTGGCTACAAAGCACCACAAGGTGTTAGTAAAGAAAGAAGCTCAGAAGCTAGCTCAAATGGAGCAAAAGGCTGAGCAAGAGCTACAACAGAAACAAGCTATTAAAAATCAATACATTAACAACGTTCAGCAAGTCCTACAGGATAAGCTAAAATCAAAGGAGTTCGATGGTATCCCCATCAATCCCAAACTAGCTAGCGAACTACAAGACTTCCTACTGGTGGATAAGTACAAGACAGCGTCTGGAGAAACCCTCACAGACTTTGATCGTACCATCCTGGAATTGAAGAGGCCTGAGAACCATGCAACTAAAGTGAAGGTTGCTCTCCTCCTTAAAATCCTAGAGAAAGACCCCACGCTTTCCACCATTCAAAGAACAGGCGTTACAAAGAAATCTAACGAACTGTTTGGGGAGGTAGCTAGACAAGTGACAAAGGCTAAGAGCACAACATCTGCTCAACAGCCCAAGACAAATTCATGGTTCTTATAAATTTTCACAAAATAAAAGGATAACAAAATGGCAATTCAAACAATCCCAGGTTTAACTGGCTTTACCTACGCTCGTGTGGCCTCTATGGACAAGCGTGCAGTGGGTAAATTGACAGACGCAAACCACCTGGAATCATTCCACTCTACAGAGCCTGCTGACTATGATAAGAAGATCATCAGTCTTTACACGCAGAGTTCTTTGTACAGCAATGACTTCCTGGACATGATCAACAAAAGCACGCCTTATTACATTGATAATAATAGCGATGCTTGGAAATGGCAAGTAGCTGTTCCCTACAAATTCCCCAAAATCATCGATGTACCTACATCAACTCAAGAGTTGACTAAGCCTGGTATCGATGGACAAGAGTTCCAATTGGTACTCGACACAAACGAGTTCTCTAAGAACGCAATCGTTTCTGTTGGTTCTCGCCAGTATGGTCCTCGTTTCTATGTTGTAAAAGATCCAGTTCCTTGGAACATGGGATTCTTGTACAGCTTCACTCTTGTGAGTGACAACCCCACTGTAGACTTTGTAAGTTCTACATTCCTTCAGTATGGTATTGAGCTTGAACTAGTAGATGCTGCAATCGGTGAATTCGATCAGGATTTATTAGGTCTTCCTCGTTTGGGAGAGCAAATCACTATGTTTGAATCTTTAGGTTCTGCATATGGATTTGAGCACAAGATCACTGAATGGGCTGATGACAAAATGATGCGTGATAGCGCTGGTCGTCCTTTGGACATTCTAGTGTATGCGCCTCAGCGTAGAAATCAGCTTCCTCTTACACGTAATGATGTTAAGTGGGAGCCATTTATTGAGTTCTGGATGCGTAAGAGCATGTTAGAGCTTAAGGTGAAGCGTATGATTTGGTCTCGTCCTGGTACTGTTAAAACTAACGGTAGCAAGCAAGAATTAAAGCGTACATCTGCTGGTGTTTATCATCGTATGCGTAACAACGGTAACCTGGTTCAATACAACCGTGGTGAGTTTTCTGCCAACCTGATTCGTTCTGTGTTTGGTGACCTGTTCTATCGTCGTGTGGATGTTAAAGATCGTCGTGTTAAAATGTACACTAATGAGGCTGGATTTGACGTATTCCAACAAGCTTTGAAGACAGACGCTTTGAACAGTGGTTTGACATTCATGGCTGATAGCGGAAACCGTTACATGCAAGGAGAAGGACAACACATCACTTACAACTTTGCATTCGATGCAATGGTTACACGTGAAACTGGTCGTGTTGAACTTATTCACTTGAAAGAACTTGACCTTCCTCAATCTAACCTAGAATTTGGACAGAACAAGAAGAGCACACCAGTATTTATGGTATTTGATGTGTCTCCAATGTCTGACGGTTCTTTGGTTAACAACATCCGTGAGGTGCGTATGAAGGGTGCTCCTTCTATGACTTGGGGATATATCGATGGAACTCGCCACCACTTAGGCTTTGCTAAGTCTCAGGGTATGAGCTCTGCGAACAAATTCCCAGGATACGAAATCTGGATGAAGGATCGTTGTGATGTATTCATTGAAGACCTGTCTCGTACAGTGTTGATTGAAGAAATCCCACAATTCTAATAAGACTACAGCTAAGGCTGTTCTTATAACCTACCGAGAAGGAATGCCCCCCACTTTCAGAGTGGGGGAGCCTTCTCAAACTACAGAGATGAGAAATGGGGCTATTTCCCATTTGCTTAGAGGTTCGGTCCTCACATCTCTGCAAATAAAACCAAATAAAACAACTACATATGGGTAAGATTGGAAAAATCTCAACATTAAAGAAGGATTATAATAATTCTCAGTTGCAGACAATGCAAGGTGGTCTTTCACTTAAAGGCCTAACACGTATTCCTGGTACAGGGGTTTTCAAATATCCCTACAAGGAGCTCGATGGACAGTATAGAACAGGACTTGATCCTAATGCTGCTTACATCCGTAGAATCCAAGATCCTCTGGAAAGAGAAATGGAAACTGAACGTGTAACAGAATTAAGAAAGAAATTAGAGTCTGCTCTGGGAGATATTGATCTAGGTCCTCGTTCTAGTTTCTGGAACTATGGATTATCCACTTCTTCAAATGATACATTACACGTACAACCTGTAAAGCTCGTAGATGGTGACAACTATTTTGACCTTTCTATTCCTTTACAAGAATTAGCCTTCTCTTGGCTCCGTGTTCACCCTACCATTGCAAGTTCTTATCAAGCGTGGGAGCGTGGTGAATTTCCTGCTGACACACAGTTCTATGTGGCTGATGATGAAATCGAGAATGCTGTACTGTTCAAGAAGAAACAACTCATCAACAAGGCTATTGTCAAGTTTGACAGTATGACTCCTGATAAGAAGAAGAAGGTTGCACGTTTGTTGGGACTGCCTGTTACAGATAACACAACAGAAGAAGCTGTCTATAACCAAGTTGATAACTTGTTGAAACAGACAGAGTTCAAGGCTGGTAAATACCAAGGACTCTCTCCTGTGGAAGTTTTTAACAGATATGCAGACATGAGAGAAAACTTACTCCATATTAAAGACTTGGTTAAACAAGCTCTCACTCACTCAATATATAGACTCAAACCTAGTGGAAAGATTTATGAGGGAGAGTTTGAAGTGGCCAAGGATGAAGATGATTTAATTAAATTGCTAGCTGACGATGATAATCAGGACATGCTTCTGACTCTCGAAGGCAAGCTAAAAACTAAGAAACTGGCCTCAGTATGATACCTGTAGATAGTTTATTATATAAAATTGATCAACGACTAAATAAACTATCAACCAACGTTCATCAGCAAATCAACCTCGAAGACAAGATCTTGGCTCTTAATGAGGCACAGATCAAGCTGATAAAGCAGAAGGTTGATGGAATAAGTGTGGTTAGTGGGTTAGGACTAGATTCCTTTAAGAAGCGTTATGAGGACCTCCAAAGTTTGGTTGTCACTTATAATAACCAACCTCTTGATCTCACTCTCAAGAACGCTGAACTAAATCAATGGTTTGCTAATCTGCACCTACTTGTTCCTAAGTATATGTTCTATATTGATAGTTATATACTAGCTGACAAAGGGGTGTGTAAGGACAGAAAGATCTGGATTAACAGAGACTTGGCTAAACATGGTGACCTTCAGTTCATCCTGAATAACGACCATTACAAGCCTTCTTTTGAATATCAAGAGACATTCAACTTCCTTTCGACAGATGAAATATCCATCTTTACAGATGGTACATTCACTCCGAGCAAGATATATATGTCTTACATGAGATATCCTAAGTATATCAATAAGACAGGATATGTAATGCTAGATGGCCAACCATCATTTGATGAAGACTGTGAGCTTGAACTATATCTAGAAGATGAACTACTAGATTTGACAGTACAGAACTTAGCTATGTACACTGAGAATCAATCTGCTGTACAAAGCTCCATACTAAGAATTCAGACAAACGAATAATTTTTTAACATTTAAAATAAAACAAAATGGCCGATTTTTCATTAACTACGCTCTTCGTGGTTCCTGTTGGCTC